CGCGGTATTACAGACTTCCTAGTTGTCTGTGATTCTACGAACAACACACCCGATAGAATTGATCGTAACGAGTTCTGGGGCGATATCTACATCAAACCAAATCGTTCAATCAACTTTATCCAGCTTAACTTTGTTGCTGTCCGCACTGGCGTTCAATTCACCACAGTTGTTGGTCAGTTCTAATAAATAGTAAGGAATAGGGAGTAACAAAGATGACTTTCAATATTAACGATTTCAAGAGTAGAGGTCTTACTGGGGGAGGAGCGCGTCCAACGCTCTTCCAAGTAGAACTAACGCCTCCTTTTGCAACACAAACAGGCGTAACTGAAAAGTTTACGTTCACTTGCCGCGCAACTCAGGTACCTGCCGCTGTTGTTGAACCAATCACAGTTGGTTACTGGGGTCGTCAGATTAAGCTACTTGGCGATCGCACATTCCCAGATTGGTCTGTATCAGTACTAAACGACGAAGACTACTCTGTTCGTAATATGTTCGAACAGTGGTCTAACCTTATGAATACTTTTGTGTCAAACCTGAAGCAGCTTCCGGGTAACTCCTATAAGGCTTCTGATGCTGTTGTTACGCAGTATTCAAAAGACGGCGAAGTAATCAAGCAATATAAGTTTGTTGGTATTTTCCCTGTTACAGTTAATCCTATGGAACTGAGCTGGGATACAACAAACCAAATCCAAACGTTTGATGTAAATTTTGCTTACGATTATTGGGTTCCGTATGTTGCCGCTGGTGGTACTACGATTGATACAGGTGAAGCTGGTACATCGACTATCGCTACCGCTGGCTAATAAGTAAACTACACGGCTGCATTGGAAAGAACATAAATGAGATTATTTGGTTTTGAGTTTCAAAGAAAAGCGCCAGTTGACACAGCTCCATCATTTGCTCCAAAAGAAGCGGATGATGGGGCAGTAGTAGTTGCTGCGGGCGGGGCTTATGGAACATACATTGATTTAGATGGCACAGTTCGAACCGAAGCAGAGTTAGTAACAAAGTATAGAGAAATGTCTTTACAGCCGGAAATTGATTCGGCTGTAGACGAAATCGTTAATGAGTCAATATCAATTGACGAAGAAGACATTGTTGATATTGTATTGGATAACCTCGAAGTAACCGATAAGGTAAAGAAGGTTATCAGAGAAGAATTCCAAAACATACTAAACATTTTAGATTTTCAGTCAAGAGCTTATGAAATCTATCGCCGTTGGTACATCGACGGTAGATTGTATTACCACGTTCTGATTGACGAAAAGGATGTTGGAGCTGGTATTAAAGAAGTACGTTATGTTGACCCAAGAAAGATACGTAAAGTTCGCGAAGTAACAAAAAAGAAAGTTCCTGGTGGGGATAGCACCGAATCTGTTGTACCCAAGGTTCAAAACGAATACTTCATTTTCAACGACAAGGGTTTTAACTACGGTAACAAAGTAGTCGGACCTTCTACTACTGGTATGAAGATCGCCAAAGACTCTGTTGTTTATGTTACTTCCGGTTTGACCGACACTCAAGGTACAATGGTTCTTTCGTACCTTCATAAGTCAATCAAGGCACTAAATCAGCTACGCACGCTTGAAGATGCTCTTGTTATCTATCGCCTCGCGCGCGCTCCCGAAAGAAGAATCTGGTACATCGACGTCGGTAATCTGCCTAAGATGAAGGCGGAACAATACGTTCGAGATATTATGGTTAAGCACAAGAACCGTTTGATCTACGACGGCGCAACTGGTGAAGTTCGCGACGATCGTAAGTTTATGACAATGCTAGAAGACTACTGGCTCCCACGTAGAGAAGGTGGTAGAGGTACTGAAGTTACGACGCTTCCGGGCGGTCAGACTCTCGGTCAGATGGATGACGTTCTATATTTCCAGAAGAAATTGTACCAAACACTCAATGTTCCTGTAAACAGATTAAACTCTGATGCTTTGTTCTCTCTTGGTAGAGCTACGGAAGTAACTAGAGATGAGCTGAAGTTCTCTAAATTTATTTCTAGACTTCGCGGGCGTTTCAGTATGCTGTTTACTTCCCTACTTGAGAAGCAGCTTGTTCTGAAGGGTATTATGTCGATAGAAGATTGGCATAACATTGCGCCCGATATTAAGTTCGATTTTGCTAAGGATAACTACTTCACTGAGCTCAAAGACGCTGAAATGGTTCAAAACCGCGCTCAGCTTATGATGACTCTTGAACAAGGTAATCTGCTTGGTAGATACTACTCGCACGAGTGGGCGCGCAAGAATATTCTTCAACAGTCTGACGATGATATCGAAAAGCAAGACGAGCAGATACAAGAAGAACAGGATGACCCTCGCTGGAACCCGCCTTCTATTGATGAAATGGGAAATCCTTTACCAGCTGAAGGGGTTCAAGGTTTAGCCAGTGACGAAGACACTGATGCTACTCCAGCTACTGACGAAAAGAATGAAAAAATAAGGGAAGCTGAAGCAACGAAAAACTTACTTGGTAAGAAAAAAGGTCGTTCAATACAGGACGAGGCTAAATATAGATCAGCAGTTCAAATTTTAGCTAGAAATAAGTAAGGACATAGAAAATGACAGAAATTGAAGCCCGCGTGATGGATCTTATTAATTTTAGCTCTAATCAGAAGCCTATTGATTTTGAAGACGCTTTTAGAGCGGTCATTCAAGACAAGGTAACTTCGGCTATTGAAACTAAGAAGCTAGAAATAGCTAAAACTATGTTCGCCGACGCGGCTGTCGAAAACGAAATTGATGCTGAAGAAGAACAAGATATTGAAACAGAAGAAGAAACAGACGAAGTAGAGGACCAGGAAGATGGCGAAGAAGCTTAAGGATATTTTAGCAGGAGTTAAATCTTCGAAGATTGTTCCTGGTTCTACAGGTAAGGATCCTGGGGTGGATTATAAGCCCAAGGCTCCCAACGAACAAGATTTTGTTGATCTACACAAGACTGAGAAGCACGCCGATCGCGTTGGTAATGGCAGCGATGTTTACCAAGCAACGAATGTTCGCCATTCTCAGGAAAAAGAAAGACACGGTTATAAGAAGCCGGAAGATAAAGCTGTAAACGAAGCAAGAGAAGAAGCCAAGTGCAATATGACTAATGAAGGTACATATTGTCCTGTCCACGAAAATGCTGATTGCTACAAGCAAAAGACTCTGAAGGAAATTCTAACAAAGAAGACTCCTGCCGGCGAAGTTATTAAGGATTTCCAGAAGTCTAAGGATCCTAAGTTTGCTGGTAAGTCCAAGGAAGAACGCAAGCGTATGGCTCTTGGCGCTTATTATGGTATGCATCCAGAAAAGTCAAAGAAGACCAACGAAGAAGTTGATCTTGATGAGGGTGCTATAAAAGATGCAGAAGCAGCTCTTGAAAGACATGCCCAAAAGAAAATTGCTAAAGAAAAAGAATATGGCCCTATGTCTGGCGCTGATCTACGTAGTCACGAACTAGAACGCAAAAGACTTTTGTCTTTGAAAACAAAGGCTCAAAGGAATTATCGTAAAAACGTTGGAGAAGAAATCGAACAGGTTGATGAAGTCAGCAAGGACACACTTCAACGTTATATGCACGCAGCCAAGCCTGAAAGAATGGACCCGGTAAAAGGCAAGCAACGCAGAGCTGGTATGGATCTTGCATTACTTAAATCTCTCGGTAGCAAGAAAGTAAAGGTAAAGGCTGCTGGTCAATCAAGAAAAGAGATGGGCGAAGAAACCGAGGGTTTTAATTCTGGAGTCTCAAACGGAACTGACTCCGCCGAACATGTTCACGAGGATGTTGGTTCAATCAGAAAAGAGTACAATGATCTAAAGAAGCACGATATCAAAACTCTGAGAGATATGGTAGGTCGTCAATCTAAGATTTCTGATACCAAGGAACTAAAGTCTAAAGATCACGCTATTTCAACTTATTTGAGAAACAAGCACGGACATAAGAAGGTTGATGCTGCTTTTAATGAAGATCTAGCAGTACCTCTACTTGGCGGTGATGATGAATCTGCTGAAATGGCTAAGACGCAACTCCGCGCTCTAGCTAATAAGGCACTTCATCTTGCTATGCAACTTAATGATGATCAGGTTGTAGAACCTTGGGTGCAAGCGAAGATTGCCGTAGCTAAGGATAATGTTACTGCTGTGCACGACTATATGATTTACGGCGACCATTCAAAGGGTAAGGAAGAAGACGAACAGACAGCTCCTTACGATGGTGGTATTGATATGACTGGTGCGCCAAGAAACACTTATCCAGACTTTTCTGTTGATGTAAATACAGGAAGAAACGTATGAACATTATTAAACCAGCCGCCAATGTAATAGCGTTAACAACGCAGAATACAGTTTATGGTTCTGTTCTTGTTTATATAGCAGCAAACGGCGGGGCTGCACAAGTGAACGTGTACTCAAATTCTTCGACCCAGTACGCTTCTTTTGTTGTTCCTTCCAACTCTTACATTTTCGTCCAAAAGCTACCAACCGATCTTCTTTCGGCTAATGTAGCTGTTCAGGCTACTCCGGCAGCATATAGAGGCTAAAATGAAACTTATCACAGAACTAACAGAAGAAATCGAATACATTTCAGAAGCTAAGGAAGATGGTTCTAAGGATCATTACATCCACGGCATCTTTATGCAAGCAGACACACCAAATCGCAACGGTCGTATCTACCCGTTAAACGTTATGGAAGCTGCGGTTCAAAAGTATATCGAATCAAATGTAAATCAAAAAAGAGCTTACGGCGAGCTAGGTCATCCAGCTGGACCTCAGATCAATCTTGATCGTGTTTCTCATATGATTACTGAGCTTAAGCGCGATGGTTCTAACTTCATTGGTAAGGCTAGACTTACAGACACTCCTATGGGTAATATCGCTAAGGGTCTGTTGAAGTCTGGCGCCAACCTTGGCGTTTCTTCTCGCGGTCTTGGTTCTCTAAAGCCGAACAAGCAAGGCATTATGGAAGTGCAAGACGATTTTCACCTAGCAACGGCTGCTGATATTGTTGCTGATCCTTCTGCGCCGAATGCGTTTGTAAAGGGTATTATGGAAGGCGCTGAGTGGGTTTACGATGCTTCTTCTGATTCTTGGTATCAGGAAAAGCTACACGAAACACGCAAGCAGATGAAAAGAATGCGTATGAACGAGATCGAGCAAGGTAAGTTCGGTATTTATGAGAGCTTCATCAAGTCTCTCTCGTCAAAACAAATCTAATATAAATAAAATAAACAAGTTGAAAGGGAGACCTTTAATGTCTGAAGAAAACATTTCTATCGACGAAAACCTTGATGAAGAGTCTATTGCTTCTGCAACTCTGAAGCCTGGTTCTCGTAATATTGAAAACCCAAAGTCAAAGCTTGAAGCTATCACTTCAGTTATCGGCGCTATGCATTCAATGCGCAAGGATGACCTGACAAAGTGGTTTACGCAAGCTATGGCTCTTATTGGTAAGGAAGCATCTTCTCTACCAGCTGGCGCTACAGCTGACGCCAACCAAGGTTCAGTCGATATGAAGTCTGGCGCCGGACCTAAGACTCGCGATCCTATGCCAAAGCTTAACGTTCGCGAAGACGTTGAAGAAATGTTTGTTGGCGAAGAGCTTTCAGAAGAATTTAAGGATAAGGCTTCTACACTATTTGAAGCCGCAGTAAACGCACGTGCTATGGTTGAGATTGCACGTCTTGAGGAAGAATACGAAACTCGCCTCGAAGAAGAAGTAAGCGCAATTGTTGAGGGTGTTGAAAACAACCTGAACACATACCTTGATTACGTTGTAGAAAACTGGATGAAGGAAAATGAAGTAGCGATCGAATCTTCGCTGCGCAACGAAATCATGGAAGAATTCATTGGTAGTCTTAAGAATGTTTTCGTAGAGCATTATATTGATATGCCCGAAGAAAAGATCAATGTTGTTGAGGAACTAGCTGCTAAGGTTGAAAGACTTGAAGCTGCTCTTGATGAGACAATCAATGAGAATAACGAGCTAAAGGTAGCCGTTCTGGAATCAGCAAGACAGGAAACTGTTGCTGATGTTGCAGAAGGTCTAACTTTAACTCAATCAGAGAAGTTTCTTTCACTTGCTGAGGGAGTCAGCTTTGATGGCGACCTCGAAGTTTACAAGAAGAAGCTTTCAGTTGTGAAGGAAAGCTATTTCCCAGCAACGAAGCCTCAGTCTTCGAATATCGAGGAAGAAACATTCGAAGGTGACGTTGGCGAGAAGACTGTAACTGTTGATCCTCAAGTTAACAGATACGTACAAGCAATCTCAAGAACCATTAAGAAGTAATCTTTAATAAATAAAAGTAAACCTAGAAAGGGGATAAAAATATGTTTCTACAGGAAGAAATTCAAAAGAAGTGGGCTCCTATTCTTGAGCATGCTGATCTTCCAGCAATCAAGGACGCTCACCGTCGTTCAGTAACTGCAGTTGTTCTGGAAAACACCGAAAAGGCTCTACGTGAAGCCGGTGCACACGGTCAATACCAGACTCTGTCAGAAACTTCTTCTCTCGGCGCTTTCAACGGTATGGGCGCTTCTAGCTCATCTCCCGGCGCTGGTCCAATCGACACCTTCGACCCAGTTCTTATCTCTCTGGTTCGTCGTGCGATGCCAAACCTGATTGCTTATGACATCTGCGGCACACAGCCAATGACAGGTCCAACAGGACTTATCTTTGCTATGCGCTCACGTTATGGCAACTCTGCTGCTCTTGGTAACACATCTGCTATTGGTAATACTAAGGCAGCTGGCGAAACCTTCTATAACGAAGTTGACACCACTTACTCTTCAGTAACTTCAGGTGCTAACGTATTCGGTCAGAAGTTCGTTGGTACAATCCCAGGCGCAACAAATACCACACCAATGGCCGACGTTAACGGCTATAACACTGGTACAGGTATGTCTACAGCTCAGGCTGAAGTTCTGGGTACAGACGGCAATACAGCTTTCGCTCAAATGGGCTTCTCAATCGAGAAGGTAACTGTAACTGCGAAGTCACGCGCCCTGAAGGCTGAGTACACAATGGAACTGGCTCAGGATCTTAAGGCCATTCACGGTCTTGATGCTGAAACAGAACTAGCCAACATTCTGTCTGCTGAAATCCTTGCCGAAATCAACCGTGAAGTTGTACGTACAATCAACATCACTGCTGTTGCTGGCGCTCAGGACAATACTACAACTGCTGGCGTATTCGACCTTGACACCGACTCAAATGGTCGTTGGTCAGTTGAAAAGTTCAAGGGTCTGATGTTCCAGCTGGAACGCGAAGCTAACTACATTGCTCGTACGACCCGTCGTGGTAAGGGTAACATCGTTATCTGCTCTTCTGACGTTGCTTCAGCTCTGCAGATGGCCGGTGTTCTTGACTACGCTCCTGCTCTT